AAATACAACGTGTCTACCACATGTAGCAATTTGATTACCACTTGCTTGATATGGTTCAGTATTGTATATTACTTTTAATTTAGTATTATTGAATAATCTTGATAAGTATTTACCATTTATACCTAATTCATGACGTTTTTCTTCAGAAGTCCATGCTAAATCTTTATCAGGGTAGTTACCATAGGAATCAAACCATTCTACAATATTTTTTTGACGTAAGCAACAGCACCAATGACCAGTATTAGGACTATCTTGAATTAATAAAACAAATGATGACCTATCACGTGGTAATAATTCTTCAATAGAATTATATTGTGGTAATTGATTATACATGACGATATCAGTATTAGGTAAATATTGTTTTATAAGTGCATCAGATATAGGACTTGCTTTGATTTCCTTAATATGTTTATTCATTATATATTAAGTGATAATAAAAAATTATATACTATTTCTAATTTATCTTCATCGACGGCATTTAAATTAATAAATACACCATTGTTATTCCTAGTAAAAGGTATTTTTTGTTCAACAATAATCTTATATATCTTAATTAATATTTTTTTGTCCTTAATATCGTCTATTAATCTGACCAAATATTTTTTTTTCCACAAATCGAATCCCATATATTAATAATATAAAATAAATATCATTAAAAATATGTAAAATCTACATTAGAAATTTCACGTTCATCTTCTTTAATCATTACTATTCTGTATCTGTTTTTGGCCATACCATCTTTCATCTGAATAAAAGTTTGTAAAGAATCATCAATTGTCTTGTATTGATATGTAAGGGCTTTTATCATGGCCAAATTTTCACGATTTTCTTCTATGGATTCACCGTGAAGAAGTTTTTGATTATAGTCATTAATGTATACCAAAATGTCATCTTTTACAAGATCTATAATAACTTTTGTCGCAACTTTATTACTAGGATATAAACCAACTACACTATCTGTGTAGGTATCAGTCACTAGGAATTTATAAGTATATTGTTTCATAGGGATTTTAGGTGAATCAGGTTTTAATTGTGGTTCAGGTGGTGATGGTGGTAATGCAGGTATTTCTTTAACTGTGTTTTGGTTTTCATCAAAAGTCACTTGTCTTTCTAATTTTGTTTCTACAGTTCCAGTAGGTCCAGTTTTTTCAGTTAATTCAGTTTGCATTTCGGACATTTAGATTATATATATATATAATCTAGATATTTTTTATTTTTTATTTGATTTTATTTTTTTAGTTAATTTTTTAAAAAATGTTTTCATACTTTTATCATGATCACTTTCTGATGATGAACTATCTGATGATGAACTATAAGACATGCATAATTTTTTACCTGAACCTTTAGGATTAGGACTAATAAAAACATAATCTTTTAAATCCCCATTTGTTTCTATTCCTTTATAATTTTCACTTTGATATGGTGCTACAGAAAAATCATAATCTTGTCCATTGTAAAATTTTGACCAATCAATCTTTTTCATATTAAAATTAAATACAATATTAAATTTCCCTGATCCTTTACCAAAATCTGATCTTGTAATATTATATGATTCTAATGCACCATTATTGATAGGAATTTTTGATGAAGATCCAAAATCATATCTATCACTATATCGTCTTGTTGCTTCATCTGCTAAAATATTTAATTGATCGGTAAAATCATTATCATTAAATTCTATATTTGTTTCTGATATATCAGAATTAACTGATTGTAAAAAGTTTTCAATTGGATTTAATAATTTCCATTTATCTATTTCATAATATGAATATATAGAACCAATTTTTATTTCTTTTAATTGACCATTATATTTTAAAAGAACGTATTTATCCGCATGACTTAATAATAGGGCTGTTTTATACCATTTTTTATATCTATCATCAGGTGCTATATATCTACGATTACCTTTATTTACACTTAATTCAGCAATTTCAATGACAAATTTATCATCATTTACATCATAAACCTTCTGTGTTTTTACTTCATATTTAGTGGTAACTTTTCCTTTTTTTATTAATACATCATAATCAGGTCTGAACCCTTTGGAAATTTTTGCTTCATTGTATTTTTTATGTTCTAATACCTGTAGTTCCCTTAAATTGTCGACACTTCCATTTAAAAATTCTTTTTGAAAATCCGCCATATATTATATATTTAGATTATATTTTCTTTTTGATTTTTCATTAATAAATGCCTTTTAGTTGTTTGATGTTTTACCATATTATATTTAGTATATTTGCCTTGGCATATATCACAAATCACTGGTTTATTACTTTCTTTTTGTTTTTGATAATATTTGGTATTATATTCTTTATCATATTTTTGACGATCTGTGGTCTTATTCCATAATTTCTTATTTACTATTGCATTGATTACGGTAGGACTAATATTATAGATATTAAGATATGCTTCAACGTTTTCAACGTTAATATCGCCGTTTTCAATAGCACTTATGATTTTATTATCGTTTTGTTCATTGATATCTGATTCGGAATGATAATCTTCTACTTCTGCCATTTCTATATATATAATATATATATAGAAATATTTCTTTAAATTAAAAAACTAAAGATTTTATTTTTGAAAGTTGATTTTACGAATTTTGTCAAAATACTAATAAGTATATTCTGAAAATTCGTAAATTCTACTTTTCTATTCATTCATCGACAAACATATTTTCAGTTATCTTATACTTATTACCTAATTCATATAAGTGTCTAATGTCATCACCAACAACAGTGTTACGATCGGAATTGTATCCACTGAATCCTATGATCTTATTGTTAATAAGTTTTAATATCATAGTATTTTCATTTTTGTGTTTGAATTCATTGTAAGTTGCTTTGATATATGCTTTGGTTTCATCAGATACAATGACCTTTTTAAGATCAATATCTACTATACCACACTTATTGTCCTTTTCAATCATTTGTATGAAAGGATCATATAAGTTTTTGAATTGTTCAGTAAGTCTATTATCCCAAATAAAACGGCGTTCATCATTATTGAACTTTTTGAATCTTCTATCAAAATAATATCTACTGACTTGAAACTTTTCTTCCATAGTGGCATCTGATACCCATATTTTATTAATTTCAATATTTTGACATTCAGATTCAGAAATTTGATCAATAGTATTGTAGGCCATAATTACTTTTACTACTTCTTTCTTACCAGTTTGCATATCCATTTCAGTTTTGATTTTGAATTCTTTAGTTGGTTTAATACCCTTTCTAATAAAACCTGATAAGTCAGCAAGTTTGAAGAAAGATGATGTGAAATCAGATAACTTTTCAGTAACTACATCATCAATTAAGGTATTGTAAAATGAATCACTTTTAGACTTGTATAAATCATTGTATTCATAAATATATTTACTTTCCTTGTCAAAAAAAAACATTTCAATATCAGATGATATAGGACTTCTGATGCGAAGTGATACCTGAACTAAATCACGTGCTAAATTGCACATACCTGAAGTTAATAAATAGACTTTGTCAAAATCAGAACCTTCATAATTTACCCCTACGGTAATTGATGATGTAGTTAAGATAACATCTGCATTAGTCCAAGTATTCTTTACATCGTATAAAGTCTTTTTGACTTTGTCAGATGCTACAGACATATAAGTAATGATATTGGGTTTGGTGTTGCATCTTTTGTATAATTCAGATTCTAATGATTTGATACCTATATGACTGTTAGAATCATTTAGGAAAGGATAGAATACAAATATTTTCTTTTTATTGTCAATATCAGCGACCATTTTATTTACAATAGTATCAAAGTCATCATTTTCAATAAGGGTTCTTTTGGGCTTTGCATAGTCGCATGAATATGTGATAATATCTTCAATACCTAATACTTTAAGAAAGTTAGTAGTCTTTGTGGTTGTAAATGCATCTAATAAGACAATCTTCTTGCAATGACTGAATAATGCTTTGAAGTTGTGAAAGTTTGCTTCAAGATTCTTGTGGGTCTTACTATCCCAGTTATTTAATAGACTTTCAATTTCATCAATGACTAATACATCAAACTTGTTAGTATTTTTTAAGTAATGTAATGATTCGCATGATATTAATAATGATTTAGCATCATTGATATTCTTTTCTTTTTTCTTGCTGTCACCGTCATCAAGATAATTGTAAACATTTAATTTATCTTTGACGAAACGATCATTTGTGTTCATTGCTAATGCTTGTCTGACTGATAACCATACAAATGATTTCTTGGTATCTTTTAAGAATTTGACTGTTGCACCAGTCTTACCACCACCCATACCTACATTAAATATAGCAACTTTGTGGGGTGTTTCGAAGTGTTGTAACTGTATATCGGCTGTTTCAAATGTTGGGCAACGACGGACAGGGATCTTTACACTAGATAAGTCAAATGAATTTACAAAAGATTTAGTCTTGAAGTCATCCATTACATGGAAGTTAGGGTAGTATAAAGAAATTCTTTTTTTAATCCAAGATAAATTAAATTTATGTGTTGAATCTTCTTTGAAATATTTCCATCTTGCTTCATACTTCTTCTTACGATCATAACTGTCATTCTTTTGTTTGCACCATGACCAGAATTCATTAAATGATATATTATTATAGAATGCAAAGTTGGCAAATTTGGCACATTCATTGTTATCTTCTGAACAAGGTATTAATTGTAATAATTTAAGTGCGTTATCGTGATCGGTAGCAGTAAAGTTGATGATTCTTTGTTCAATATCTTTTTTAATTTCTTCTGTAGCAATAGGCATAGATGAAACATTGATTTTGTTGTCATCATAATCAATTTGAAATTCGAATGGTTTTGCATTTTCATTGATGAAGCAAGTAATAAAATGATCTTCTACATTATCATTTTCAATTATCTTTTGAACATTACCATTAGGTTTAGATTGATTGATTGCTTTCATTTCACGTTTACTAGAATATACAGCATCATCAAAAAATTCATTTTCATTTTGAATCTTTTTGATAAGTTTCTTCATATTGATTAAGTCATTATAGTCTTTGATTAATAAGTCAGGTAATACGATATGATAACTATTCTTATTAGTTGATTCATAACCACTGATTGCCATTCTAGGATTATTGAAGTATTTGTTGATAATTGGTTTTACAATGTTAAGATTACATTGTTCAGGTTTTTTGCCATCAATATCAAAGAACACTTTGCAAGGGTATGATACAATAGTTTCATACATACCGTTGTTTGATTCTGTCATTTTCTTTAATTTTTCAGGTTTTATTATAGCACGACCACGACCTTTGACAGAATGGAAGTGGGTTAGTAGTATGTCGTCATCGGTCATAGTAGGAATTAGACTATCAAGAACACCTTTACCGAATCTAAATGATGTATCCATTACTTTACAAGACATTTTATTATTCTATATAATATATAAATATTATTTCTTTAAATTAAAAAAATAAAGAAATAAATTCTTAAAACTAAAGATTTTTCTGGGAAAAGTAGAATTTACGAATTTTGTCAAAATACTAATAAGTAATTTCCAGAAATTCGTAATTTCTACTATTCATAGTAAAATCGTCTGATTTGATCAACTATACTTCTAGGTTGCCTACTGAATTGATCACCTAGTTCTAATGCATATCTTTTAATATCAGAAGTCTTATTATATTCGCTAGGTGTAAGGGCTTTGATGGCCTTTTCAGGTAAATATCTTTCACCTGTCACCAAAGATGGTAGACCTGATTTAGTCATCCAATTTTGTTTAGTCCATCTTACTAATGAATTATCTTTAGACTTCTTACCAATAAATCCACCACCTTGGTCTACATACGTCTTGACCAAGATCTGGGCCTTACGGGCAGACCATTGACCCGCCTTACCACCTTTATCGCCTTTCATGATCTTATCTTTTAACTTATTCCATAATGCAGGATTATTATGATTAGACATCTATATAATGTATAATTATAATTTATTTTTTTCCCGTAGTTTCTTCATTTCAAATCGTTTTCTATAATATTGCAATAATGCTAAATCAGCATTATGCATAAATTCCTGTTCCGCTATTGAATGATTAACAAAAAAATAATCATAAAATGCCCAAAAAGGATTCCACATATATATTCATTTTAGATTTATTTTTTATTATATTCATAATCAAATAATACATCTGCA